ACTGTAGAGAAAATAAAAACAACAGTTTCTGTTTCAACTTCCCATAATATGCAAAATGGGGATATTGTGAAACTGGAAGTAAAACCAAATATTTCTGTTGGAGTAGGTTCTTCAACATCAGTAAGAGTAAAATATGACCAAAATTCACAAAGATTATTAATTAATCCAGTAGGATTTAATTCTTCAAATATTAATACTACTACTGATACAATAACTATCAATTCTCACCATTTTGAGACTGGTGATAAAGTTCAATACAATTCTACAGATTTAATTGCATCTGGATTAACAACTGGTGGATACTTTGTATATAAAATTGATGATAATAAGATTCAACTGACAGAAACTTTCAAGGACTTGAATCAATCTATTCCAAAAGTTGTTGATATTATTGGTGTGGGAGGAACTAGTCATATTATTAGTCTTATTAATCCAAAACTTGACGTAGTTAAAAATTCGACTTTAAAATTTGATCTTTCGGATCCATCTTTAATTAATTATAAATTGAAATTCTATTATGATCAGAATTTTGATAATGAATTTATTTCTACAGGATTAGATTCTCAATTTAATATATCTGGAGTTGGAACAGTTGGTGTAGGAACTGTATCGACGTATTCACTCAGATACTCCGATGGATTCCCAACTAATCTTTATTACTCTTTCGAAAAAAATGGAGTTATTACTAATCCAGATACTGAAGTAAGAAATTATTCAGAAATTTTCTTTATCGATAGTGTTTATAGTGGATCTCACGTAATTTCAGGTGTTGCTGCAACGACTTTTAATATTTCCTTATATAAAATTCCAGAACAATTATCATATAATCAATCACAATGTGATTTATTGAAATACTCTACCACATCAGAAACTGCAATTGGTGGAGTTAATAATTTACAAATCTTATTTGGAGGATATGCCTACAAAAAAATTCCAAAGTTTGTAGATATTTCTTCCGAAAATGGATTTAACGCCAATATATTATCAATTTCTACTAGTATTGGTAGAATTAATAAAGTTAGAGTTTTGGATCAGGGATTTGAATATTCTTCCGATAAAACTCTCAGACCAGAAGCATATATTTCTCCAATATTATCAATAATAAATTCAAGCACTATTGATAATGTAAATGTATTGGATGGTGGTAAAAATTATTCATCCGCACCAAATTTACTTATATTCAATCCAGATACTTTACAAGTAGTTGATTCTGAATCACTTACCTGCAAAGTATATTCAAATTCAATTTCGGAAGTTGTTATTAACGTAAAATCTTATGGATTGAGTTCAATAAATCATAAAATTATTGCTATTGATAATAGTAATGGAGTTGGAGTTAATTCCGTAACTTCTTCAGTATCTGGTATTGTTACATGTATTCTTTCAACTCCAATTGCTGGATTTTCAACCAGTGTTTTTGAAGTTGGTGATGAAATATTCGTCGAAGGAATTCAGAAAGAAGGAACAAACGGTACTGGATTTAATTCTTCAGATTATAATTACCAGTTCTTTACAGTTACTTCATATCAAAATACCAATCCTGCAAGACTTGAATTTAATATTGCAGGATTAACTACTAATCCAGGATTTGCAAAAACTAATCAAACTGCATTTGCATCAATTATCAATAAGAAAAATTATCCCATATTTGAAGTTGTTCAAAGTTTTTCTACTTTTATAATTGGCGAAAAATTACTTTCGAATACAGGAACTGGATTTTTTGAAAGAGATTTGACCATAAAAGAATCTAGACAAGAATATATTAAAGTTGATGGATTCTATACATTATCTAAAAATGAGGTTATTAAAGGGAAAAATTCTGGAGTATTAGCAACTATAGCAGATATTGTTCCAAATACTGGAAAATTTCAAGTAGATTATTCAATTAGACAGGATTATGGTTGGTTAACTGATAGTGGAAAAATTAATGAAAGTTATCAGGTAACAAGTGATAATGATTATTATCAAAATCTTTCATATTCTGTTAGAAGTTCAATTCAATTTAATGATTTAGTAGATCCAGTAAATCGTTTATTGCATACTGCAGGTTTAAAGAATTTTGCAGATGTTCAAATTGAATCTAGATCCGGTATTGCTTCATATACACAAACTACAAATGATTTAATTGTTCTAGATGTAGTTGAAGAAAAGAGAGTTGATACTATTAATAATTTCGATTTAACCATCGATATCGATACTTATGAAAATAAATCAAAATATCTTAAATTAAAAAATAAAAAACTGACAGATTATATTAGTTGTATTAGTAACAGAGTTTTAATTGTTGATGACGTAAGTAATAGATTTTCCAATAAAGAAAGTTCAAAAGATCCATATGTGGATATTTCTACTCTTGAAGATTCTTATTACAAATATCTTGTTCAGATAATTGATCCCAATAGTTCTTCCCGTCAGTTAACTGAATTGGTAGTTCTTTCTAATGATGATGATGTCTTTACTTTAGAAAAGGGAACACTAACAAATACAGAAATTGAATTAGGGGATTTGATTGGAAGTATCGATACTTTTGATTCAAAATCTTTAAGATTTTTACCTAATGACATATTCGATACTGATTATGATATTAAAGTTCTTCAAAGTAACTTTAATTCAAATATTTCAGGTATTAATACTCAATCGATAGGATTTGTTAACTTAACCGGATCAAATAGTGTTGTTGGTGTTGGATCTACAGCAACTATTATTTCAATCGAAAAGGATACAGTAGAATCATTATTCGTAAATATACAAATTCTGAACACTGTTACAAATAGGATGAATTATGTTGAATTATTCTTAGATCATGATGGAAATGATACTTACCTTGCAGAGTATTATTTTGATAGTAGTTCTGGTATCACCACTCAATTTATTGGTTCATTTAATCCAGTTATTAATGGATCAAAACTATCCTTAGAATATGCAAATAATGATATAAATTCAATTCTTGTTAGATCTAAAATAGTTGGATTTGGGACAACTTCAATTGGAATTGGTACTTATAGATTTACATCTATAAATCAACCAGATGGTTCTGAAAGAAGTGCTTATTTAACATCCAATTACAATATTTCATCTACAGTATCTGATATTATTGGTATTAATACTGATAATTCGACAAGTGTCAAGTCACTTGTTTATGTCTCTTATGGGCAAACTAGTGCATTACATCAAGTGATGATGATTCAAGATAAATTTGATGTATATACTTTACAATATCCATTTCTTTCTATCGGGAGTACATCTGGAATTGGAACTTTTGGAGGAGAAATAGTAGGATCTAATGCAATACTGAGATTCTACCCAGATTCTTCAATTTCTGCGAATTTACAAATTCAAAGTTATAATGAAGTATTATATACCGAAAATGATTATAATAATGAACCAGAAATCTTGAATTTTGGGACAGCAACTGAAGAAATTATCCTTTCAGCTTTTGATAGTATTAATGGGGATAGATCAAATAAACTCGATTTTGATTTAAACTATGGTGGAATTCCAATCTATAAAAAAATCTTTAATCCATCAGATACTTCAGTTTTGGATACATCAACTGGAATATTTACTATTAAAGATCATTTCTTCAGTAATGCAGAACAATTAGTATATACACCAAAATCATCTTTTATTGGTGTAGGTGAGACTAGTGTTGGAATTGGAGCAACATTAAATTCTTCAGGAATTGTTACTAATCGTTTACCATCTGATGTGTACGCAATTAGTATAAATTCAGATCAATTCCAATTATCAACTAGAAAAGATTATGCTTTAGCGGGCATTTATGTTACATTTACTTCTTTTGGTCAAGGAAATGTTCATGAATTGGAGATGAGTAAGAAACTCGAAAAATCAATTATTTCTATTGATGGTGTAGTACAAAAACCAATAACATTTACACCTATTTCACATAAACTAGAAAATAATGGTGGACAAATCAGCGTTGGTACAACTTATTTTGCATTAAGTGGTATTTCTACATTAAAACCAAAGGATTTGATTAAAATTGATCATGAGTATATGAATATAGTTTCTGTTGGATTAGGAACAACAAGTATTGGTCCAATTTCTGGAATAGGATCTGTACCAATTGTTCAAGTTGAAAGAGGATTTGTTGGATCTTCAGTAACAACTCACACTGATTCTGCAGAAGTTAGAGTTTATAGAGGTTCATTTAATATTGTGGGAAGTAAAATTTATTTTACAGCACCACCTAAAGGTAGTGGTAGAGTGAAGAGAGATTTTTCAAATCTTCCTTTCCCAACTTCAAATTTTGCAGGTAGAGTTTATTTAAGAAATGATTATTCTACTAATGTAATATACGATGATGTAGCAGATCAGTTTACTGGTATTGGACAAACATATACATTAAAAGTACAAGGAATTAATACTACAGGTATTCAAACTGGTAGTGGAGTTTTATTCATTAATGATATTTTCCAAACACCTACTACTACAAATAATTCAGGAAACAATTATGAATTTTTTGGATCTGTTGGTATTTCTAGTGTAGTATTTACTGGTATTACATCCAGCAATGGAAGCATCATTAAAAATGATTTTGATGTTAATCAAAATCAACTCCCAAGAGGTGGAATTATTGTTTCCTTAGGATCTACACCAGGATTGGGTTTTGCACCTCTTGTAGGATCTTCTGTGACCTCTGTAGTGAGTTCTGGATCTATTGTTTCTGTTGGTTTAGGAACAACTGATATTCTTGGTTCTGGTTATAATGGAATTGTTTCTATCGGTGTTACTGAAATTGGTCATATTGGATATGGAGCAACCATTACTGCAACGGTAGGTGCTGGCGGGACTCTTACTTTCAATGTTGTATATGGAGGTACTGGATATACAAATCCAACTATCCAAATTTCATCACCATCATATGAAAATCTTCCTGTTATTGGAGTTTCTAGAAGAGGTATTGGTAATACTACAGATACTGGATCAAATTTATTAATAACTTTAGATGTTGGTGCAAGTTCAACAACTGGAATTGGTTCTACATTATTTGAAGTTTCATCATTCAGTATTTCTAGACCAGGATATGGATTCCAGATTGGCGATGTATTCAAACCTGTAGGTCTAGTAGTAGATAGAAATCTTTCCAATCCAGTAAGTGAATTTGAATTGACGGTTCTTGATACATTTACTGATTCATTCTCATCCTGGCAGTTTGGTGAACTGGATTATATCGATTCAATTAAAAATTTACAAGATGGATCTAGAATTAGATTCCCATTATATTACAATGGACAATTATTGAGTTTTGAAAAAGATTTATCAAATCCAAGTTCTGTAGATATTGATTTGAATTCAGTTCTTCTCATTTTTATTAATGGAGTAATTCAGGAACCTGGATCAGCATATCAGTTCGAAGGTGGTACATCATTTACATTCTCAAATGCACCTATAACTGAAGATGAAATTTCAATTTTCTTCTATAGAGGAACTAGAGACGTAGATAGTGCTAGTATTAATGTTAATGAATCTGTAAAAATTGGAGATCTTGTTCAGGTATTTAAAAATGATTTGTATGCAGAAACTATCACTCAAGATATAAGAAGAATTGATAATATACCAGGATCAGATAAATTAGAAACTAATGTATATACTGGATTAGGAATTGATGAAATTAATTACAGACCATTTAGTTGGACAAAGCAAAAAGTGGATAGTATAATTAATGGAGACTATGTTTATAAATCTAGAGATTCTATTGAACCACAAATATACCCGACTGCAAAAATAATTAAAAATATTTCAAATATATCAAATGAAATATTTGTAGATAATGCAAAATTCTTTAATTATGAAGAAGATAATTATTCAACTACTATTAATAATTTTGAAGCTTTGATTGTTCAAGGAACAGATTCAGTATCTGCAGGTATGACTGCTGTAGTTTCTGTTGGAGGAACAATACAATCTCTTGTAATTACTAATAGTGGATCTGGATATATTGGAACAACATTATCTGTTAAAATTTCCTCCCCTCAGCAAATTGGAGTTGGAATTGGTACAATAGCATCTGCATCAGTTTCAATTGTAAACGGGCAAATTGCATATCCAATTACTATTACAAATTCCGGATTTGGATATAGTCGAAATAATCCACCTCAAGTTATTGTAGATAGTCCAAATTTAAATTATGAATTAGTTACAAATATTACTGGTGTTGAGGGTTTCTCTGGAATTATTACTGGTATAACTACGACCACTGGAATATACGGCAATCCTTTAGCGTTAAAGTTTTATATTAATACTCCATCACTCGTAGGTCTAGCAACTGGATATCCGGTTTATATTTTCGATACCTTAGTTGGTAATACAGTAACCTCTATTGATAGTGGAGAATCTTCTATAGTTGGTATTGGTACAACTTGTTTAGATAACATTTATTATATTCATAATTTAATTCCAGATGGATCTAATGCTGAGATTATTACAAATATAAGTTCAACAACTAATATTTCTGGAATAACAACTAGTGGATCTTTACTAGGTCGATTCTCTTGGGGAAGATTTTATAATTTAAGTAGATCTGCAAATCCAATTTCTATTGGAGTTACCGGATTGACGGTTGATTCTGGATTATCAACATTTGCAAATATTCAAAGAAAGGGATATGGATTGAGAGATACTGGTGCAATAAGAAAGATTGTAGGATAGTATAAATAGAAAAAAAAGTATTAATATGTCGGCAATTGTAACAGATCAGTTTAGAATACTGAATGCAAATAATTTTGTAGAATCTGTTGAGAATCCTGTAAATTCCTATTATATCTTTTTAAGTCTACCGAATCCCACACAAGTTGGATTCGGTAGATCTACCACATGGGATTCTAATACACCAACACCTATTGATAATTTTAATTATCAGAGTCATGTTTATGACACGATGTTATTTGGAAAAAAAGTAACATCATCCAATATTAGAAGGATTGTTAGAAGAATCGATTGGGCAAAAGGTACTCGATATGAAATGTATAGGCAGGATTATAGTGTAACTTCACCTTCTCCTATTACACAATCATCTAGACTGTATGATTCTAATTATTATGTAATGAACTCCGATTATAAAGTTTATATTTGCATTAGTAATGGATCATCTGGTTCAAACTCAGTAGGAAATGCTTCACAGGATGAACCAACATTTACAGACTTAGAACCTTCAAAGGCAGGTGAAAGTGGAGATGGATATATTTGGAAATACCTTTTTACTGTTACTCCCGGAGATATCGTAAAATTCGACTCTACTGAATATGTAAGTGTTCCTAATGATTGGTCAATTTCAACAAACGCACAAATACAAGCAGTTAGAGAAAATGGAGACTCTAGTATTAATAATAATCAAATAAAAAAGGTTTATATTGATAGTAGTGGTTCTAATTATTCAAATGGTCTTGGACAAGAAGTAAATATTCTTGGGGATGGGCAAGGAGCAAAAGTATTAATCGATGTTGTTAGTGGGAAAGTTGTTGATACAACAGTTTCATCTGGTGGAAGTGGTTACAGTTATGGAATTGTGGATTTGGGATCTATTAATGCTTCTGCAACAGGATCTTTTGCCGAACTAATTCCAATTATTCCACCATCAAAGGGTCATGGATTTGATATATACAAAGAATTAGGAACAGACAAAGTTCTTCTCTATGCAAGATTTGATGATTCAACAAAAGATTTTCCAATTGACACCAAATTTGCTCAAGTTGGAATTGTAAAAAATCCGACTTCAATTGGATCTACTGCTACATTTACTGATAGTCAATTTTCTTCAGTATATTCACTCAAATTTTCAACAATAAGTGGTACACCTACAATTGGTGAAAAAATAATTCAAACGGTTTCCGGAGGAAGAGCAACAGGATATGTTTCTTCTTATGATGTAGAAACAAAAGTTCTTAAATATATTCAAGATAGATCCTTATATTTCAATCAAACAACTTTAGATCAAACTGATTATATCGGAATTTCTACATCATCTAAAGTTTTTTCATTCCAATCATCAGCAAATCCGGTAAATGGATCCAGTTCCGGATTTTCTGCTTCTGTTGATACTTCATTTAGTGGAATTAGCACTAATCCAACTGGAAATAGGGTAATTAATCTAAGTGTAAATTTTACAAATGGATTAGCGAGTCCTGAGATAAATAAAAGATCGGGAGAGATTATTTACTTGGATAATCGTCCAACAATCTCAAGAAATACTCGCCAAAAAGAAGACGTTAAAATTATCCTGGAATTCTAGAAAATGCCACAAAAAACTAATCTTAATATAAGTCCATATTATGATGATTTTAACATTGACAAGAATTTTTATAAAGTTCTTTTTAAACCAGGATACCCTGTACAAGCAAGAGAATTAACTACATTACAATCGATTCTACAAAATCAAATAGAATCTTTTGGTAGTCATATATTTAAAGAAGGATCCATGGTAATTCCAGGATCTATTACTTATGATGGAGATTATTTTTCAGTTAAAATTAATCAAGATCATTTAGGTATTGATGTTTCATTATATCTCTCCAAATTAGTAGGAAAAAGAGTAAAAGGTCAGAATACCGGAATTGTTGCGGTTGTTACTAAGTATAGTATTCCTCCAAATGATAATGTTGAGGAAATAACCCTATATGTTAAATATTTGGATTCTGGGGAAGATTTAGAAATATCTCAATTTCAAGATGGAGAACTTTTAATTGTTCAAGAGAACTTAACTTACGGAAATACAACTATTAATTCTGGAGATACTGTATGCACAGTATTTGATACTAATGCTACTGCTGTTGGATCTGCGGTTGGTTTAAGTAAAGGTGTATATTTCATTAGAGGAACCTTTGTAGATGTTCCATCATCATTAATAGTTCTAGATGCATATTCAAATACTACATCATATAGAGTAGGTTTAAATATTTTTGAAGAAATTATTACATCTGATGATGATTCGAGTTTAACTGATAATGCTAGAGGATTTTCTAATTACGCTGCACCTGGTGCAGACAGATTTAAAATTAGTACAATTCTATCTAAAAAATCTTTAAATGATTTTGATGACAAAAATTTCGTAGAACTTATCAGAATTGATAATGGAGAAATTAAAAAACTTCAGGATAAATCTGTATATTCTACAATTAAAGATTATTTTGCAAAAAGAACTTTTGAAGAATCTGGAAATTATTCGGTAGATAAGTTTGAACTCGATGTTCTAAATTCTTTAAATGATGGAATTTCTAATGAAGGAATTTATTTAGAAAATCAAAAAACTGAACAAGGAAATACTCCTTCAGATAATTTGATGTGCGTTAAAATATCGCCAGGCAGAGCATATGTAAGAGGGTTTGATATTGGTTCTCAAAGTTTAACAATTATTGACGTAGAAAAACCAAGAGATACTGAAACGATAAGTACATCACTTGTTCCCTTTGAAATGGGGAATCTTCTTAGAGTCAATAACGTAGTTGGAACTCCATTTGTTGGTATTAATACAAGTGGAAATGTTGTAGAATTTTATAATCAAAGAAGAAATTCTACTTCAGGTGGAACAGGAACTTTAATTGGTAAGGGTAGAATATATTCATTTAGTGTTACTGATGCAGCATATACCGGAGCAACAACTGAATGGGATTTATACTTATTTGATGTTCAGACATATACTGTTTTAACTTTAAATGAAGCATTAAATGCTACCCAATGTCCAGCAACTTCATATATTAGAGGGTTGAGTAGTGGTGCCTCTGGATATGTTGTAACTGCAGCAAATTCCACATCCTTAACTTTAAGTCAAACTTCTGGTCAATTTATTGTCGAAGAACAAATATTAATTAATGAGAGTTTATTAAATTCAAGATCTATCAATAGTTTTTTCTCATATGGGACTGAAGATATAAAATCAGTTTATCAAGATTCGACAGCACTCACTCCACAACTCAAAACTGATTTTGTTGCCGATAGTGTAATTTACAGAAAAATTGCTCAAGGATTTAGTGTTGCAGATAGGATAACAATAACATCGGCAGGTATTGCTACTTGTGCCGGAAAATCATTCTCAAGAATTAAAACCAATTCAATTATAAGATATCAAAAATCTGGATTTGTAACTGAAACTTTCAATAGAGTTGTCTCAATTTCGGGTGATGGAAATCAAATGGTTCTTGGAACTGTTCCAAATGTATCTGGAATATGTGATGGAGCACTACCTCTCTCAACTGAAAATGCAACATTTAGTATTGGATATCCTGAAATTAAAAATCAGGATAAAGCAACGCTTTATACTCCTTTAAATGCTAAAAATATATCATCTGTAGATTTATCTGGAGCAAATCTTTTAGTTACAACTCAGGTTAGAGAACTAACAACTGATTCTAATGGTGGATTAACTGTCAATGTTAGTAATACTGGAATTACTAGTGCATTTTTTGAGGCATTTGACTCTGAAAGATATTCAATTTTTTATTCAGATTCCTCTATAGAAGATTTAACTTCTGATCAAGTTGTAATAAATGGAAATGGTACAAATATTACATTTACTGGATTAAAAACAAGTCAAACTTCTAACGTAACATTAAATGCAACATTACGAAAAAATATTGTACAGAATAAATCTAAAGTTTTTGTTAGAAGTGAAAAATTAGTCGTTACTAAAACAAACACTGGTTTTTCCACATCAATTAGTGGGCTTACAACAAGTCAATATTATGGATTAAGAGTAGAAGATCCAGAAATTTCATTAAATTTACCCGATGTAGTTGAAGTTCTTGCAGTTTACGAATCTTTAAATAATTCACAACCAATTTTAGATAAATTAACTTTTGTTTCTGGATTAAATTTAGACACAAATTCCATTCTGGGTGAAAGAATTATTGGAGCAAAGAGTGGTTCAATTGCTCAATTAGTTACCCGAACATCTTCTACAGAAATAGAAATAGTATACTTAAATTCTAGAAAATTTGAATCTGGGGAAACCGTAACATTTGAAGAATCTAAAATTATTTCAAATATTCAGGTCATTACTTTAGGTAGTTACTTAGATATTAGCAAAAGATTTAATTTAGATAAGGGGCAAAAAGATCAATATTATGATTACTCTAAAATTGTTAGATCTTCAGAATCTCCTTCACCTTCCAAACAATTATTAATAATCTTTAATTATTATGATATTCCTACAAATGATCTTGGGGATATTATTACAGTAAATTCATATGGCGATGAAAGATATAATGGGGACGTACCAATCTTAACAAATGGTTTAAGATCTTCTGATACTTTAGATTTTAGACCGAGTGTTGTTAAATTCACTTCAACTACAAGTTCTCCTTTTGATTTTGGAAGTAGGAGTTTTGTAAACCTACCATCCACTTATATAATAACTCCCGATGAAAGTTCATTTATTGGATATAGTTATTATTTACCAAGAATTGATAAAGTAGTTTTAAATAAACTTGGAGAATTTTCAGTCATTAAAGGTGTCTCTGCTGATAGTCCAAAAACACCTTTAAATATCGAAGAGGCAATGGAAATTGCTACTATCAATCTTCCTGCTTATCTTTACAATCCAAATGATGCAATTATCACACTAGTTGATAATAGAAGATACACAATGCGTGATATTGGTAAATTAGAAGATAGAATTGAAAATCTTGAAATTGTATCTTCACTTTCCCTTTTAGAGTTAAACACCAAAACTCTACAAGTTCAGGATGCTGATGGACTATCCAGATTTAAGAGTGGATTTTTTGTAGATGACTTTAAAAATACTGATCTGATCGATAAGGAAAATACTGATGTTAAATGTGATGTTGATATTGAAAATAATGAATTAATTAGTCCTGTAGATTTCTGGTCACTTAAAGCTCAACTTGCTTTAAATCCATCTATCAATACAGATACTGTCGATTTTTCAGAAAATCTTCAATTACTGGATCCAAATGTAAGAAAAACTGGAGATCTTGTAACTTTAAATTATGAAGAAACTAAATGGATTGAACAACCACTAGCATCGGAAGTGGAAAATGTTAATCCATTTAATGTAATTGAGTATTCTGGGCAAATTTTATTAAATCCTGCTTCGGATAATTGGGTTCGTAACATCTATATTGAAAATAGAAGAACGATTACTGATGGTCAAATGGATGGTAGAAGTTATGATTATGTTGAAACTGTTAAGGTAACAACATCAGTTGATCCTTATATGAGATCCAGAAATATTGAATTTAGATCTGGAGGGTTAAAACCATTAACTCAACATTATGCCTTCATCGATGATATAAGTTCAATTGATATTATACCAAAACTTATTGAAATCAATATGTCTTCTGGATTATTCCAGGTAGGAGAAGAAGTGTTTGGTTTTGTTGGAGGAACAAAAATTCTTTCTTGTAGAATTGCTCGTCCAGATCACAAATCCGGACCTTATGCAAATCCATCAGTAAGATATAATGCAAATCCATATTCAAGAGGAAATACTTTACCTACATCATATTCGGCATCATCAACAGTTTTAAATATTGATACATTCTCTCTTGCAGAAGAATCAGTTACTAAATATGGAGGATTTATTCAAGTTGGAATGCAACTTGTTGGTAAAACTAGTGGAGCAGTTGCTAATGTTGGTGATTTAAGATTGGTAACAGATACATTTGGTGATTTACTTGGATCATTCTTTATTAGAAATCCAAATCAATCTCCACCTCCTCTAGTTAGACTAAAAACTGGACAAAGAGTATTTAAGTTAAATGCTAGTTCAACAAATACAAATCCAATTCCAGGAAGCACTACTTTTGGAAGTAATGCTCAAACTAGTTACAGTGCAAGTGGAGTTATTCAGACTCAGATTACAAATATTGTAGAAGTAAGAAATCCACCACCACCGCCACCTCCTGGACGTGGAGGAAAGGATCCATTAGCACAATCTTTTACTGTAGATGAAACAGGAGCATTCTTAACATCCGCAGATGTTTATTTTGCATCCAAAGATCCTAATGAAAAACTTTATGTCGAATTAAGAACTGTAGAATTAGGAACTCCTACTAATGCGTTAGTACAAGATTATGCAAGAGTTATTCTTGAACCTGATGATATTAATGTTTCAAATGACTCATCAGTACCTACAAGAATTACTTTTCCATCCCCAGTATATTTACAACCTAGAACTGAATATGCTTTAGTATTTTTAGCACCAACTTCTGATAAGTATGAGATGTGGGTTGGAACTATGGGTCAAAAGACGATAGAAACCCAAGATCTTCCCTTTGCCGAAAGTGTTGTTGTAACTAAACAATATAGTGGAGGAAGTCTATTTAAATCTCAAAATGGTACTATTTGGACAGCAAGTCAATATCAAGACTTAAAATTCAAACTATACAAAGCAAACTTTACTAGTTCTTCTGGTGATGTAGTTTTCTATAATCCACCATTAAGAGTAGAAGAATCTACAATTCAACCACTAAGAGATAATGCAGTCAAGACTCTTCCAAGAAAACTGAGAGTTGGTATTACAACAACTACAACTATGAATTCTATCCTTACAACAGGAAGAAAGGTTAGTGATGGCACTGTTAATGCTGGTCCTACAGGATTTATTGAAAAAATTGGTGGTCCAGTAGCAACAGTTTCGATTGCTAATACTGGAATTGGATATTCAACTGGATCTTATTCTTCAGTACCATTATATCCGATTACAGGATCTGGGCAAGGTGCAACATTAAATATTGTAGTTAATTCATCTGGTTTTGTTAGCAGTGCTTCAATAGTTAGTACTGGTAATGGTTATACTGTTGGTGATGTGCTAGGTATTACGACTTCTAATGTCACTAAGGGTAGAAATGGAATAATTTCAGTATCGACAATTAATGGAATTGATACTTTATATCTGACTAATGTTCAAGGTGAACAATTCACTTCCGGACATGATTTGATCTACTTCGATGGATCAACAGGTGTAGCAGTAGCAAATACTGATATTAGAGGAACTTCATCAGTTATTGATCCATTATATTCTGGAAATGTCTTTGAAGTTACTCAATATAATCACGGAATGCAAGCTTCAAATAATCTGGTAGAAATTAAAAATATTTTACCAGATTCTCCACCTGTAGTGTTAACTTCCCCTCTTAATATCAATTCCACTTCTATCTCATTAGCAAGCACAGTATCATTTGCAACATTTGAAGGAATTTCAACTTCTAAAGGTTATATTAAAGTCAATAATGAAATTATCTATTACGATAGTATTGGATCAGGTATTCTTGGAATTAGTACTAGGGGTGTTGATGGAACACTAATAACAAACCATGTTTCTGGTAGTATTGCATATAAGTATGAATTAAATGGCGTTTCACTGACAAAAATTAATACTACTCATAATATGGCATCGATAAATAATGCCCAATTGCAAAATATTAAGGAGTTTGATAAGTATTATTTGGCATTTGATAGACAACCTGAAAGATCTGCTGGAGATGATCAACTCAGTTTTGCTGATGAAAAATTTGCAGGAAGTTTCCTAGATGCCGAAAATGCTCCTTCAGCATCGCAAAATTATCAATTTAATTCCATAGTTCCACAATTTAATATCATAACTCCAGGACAAAATACTACAGTTTCTGCTCAAATGATAACAGTTTCTGGAACAAGTGCTGGTGGAAATGAATCTTCCTTTATTAATCAAGGTTCTGATGCAATTGAAATTAATAAGGTTAATTTCACAACTACTCCCAGATTAGTATGTTCAGAAATAAATGAAATTGCAAGGTTATCAAATAGTAAATCTCTAACTTTAAAAGTTAGAATGAATTCCGATGATCCAAATTTATCTCCAGTTTTAGATCTACAAAATGCCTTCATTATTCTTGGAAGAAATAAGGTCAATAACCCGGTTAAAAACTATGCATTTGATGGAAGAGTTAATTTAACTTCTGGAGATCCACATAGTTCAGTCTATATTTCCAAAAAAGTTGATCTTGCTCAACCAGCAACTTCGTTGAAAGTATTAGTTTCTTCATATAGATCATCTTTCTCTGATTTTAGAGTTCTCTATAAATTGTTTAAATCCGATTCCAGTGAAATTGATCAATCTTTCATATTATTCCCTGGATATGATAATTTAATTGATACTAATGGTGATGGTTATGGAGATAAAGTAATTAATTCCGCATTAAATAGTGGAAGATCTGATTCTTTTGTAAGAGCAAGTAGAGATAATGAATTTCTAGAATATCAATTTACTGCTGATGAACTAGATCAATTTACCGGATTCCAAATTAAAATCGTAATGAGTTCAACTAATGAATCGTTTGCTCCTAAATTTAAAGATCTTCGTATAATTGCTTTAGCATAATGATACCAATTGAAGGTGATAAAAATTTATTCAGAGATGAAAATTCAGGTGCTGTTGTAAATTATGACACATTTGGATATACCCAATATATTAAAATGAGAAGTGAAAAGAAAAAGCAAAAAGATGAAATTGATAAAATGAAAGAAGATATTAGTGAAATTAAAATATTATTGAGGGAGTTAATTAATGGATCCAAATGAAATTGAACTGGAGACTATTGATAAATTATTTGAATATGAAAAACATTCCAGATTCATCGATGAATTAGAATTTGAGCAACTTAAAAACTTTGCTAAGATATATTGCAAATTATATCTTAGACAACAAGAGGTTGTTAAAACTATTGGAATCTCTTGAATATAAATATATTTTAGATCCTGAAAATCCTTTTTATAGATGGCAGAGATTAAAGTTAGGGTAGGGCAACAAAACGCTGTTAAAGTTGTATCTTCGCTGGCTGGAGCTCAAGGTTTAGCTTTAAGTGAACTAACTGATGTCAATATTAATAATCCACTCGATGGAATGGTTCTTGTATATAATGGATCCACTAAAAAATGGGATGCTACATTAACATTAACACCTGGAAGCACACAGAATTTAGACATCAACGGGGGAAATTTCTAAAATGGCAAGTATTATCAGGATCAAAAGATCTGCTGGAACAAATAAACCTGCCAGTCTAAATTGGGGTGAACTAGCATATGTAACTGGCATTGGTAGTTACGGCGGAACAAATCAATACAAGGACAGAATGTTCTTGGGTGACGATGGTAATAATGTAAATCCAGTTGGTGGTTACTATTATACCTCAATGATGGAGCACCAACCTGGTGCTATTGATGGGGTAACAAATACCCGAAATCAAGATGGTGGAATTGTTGTCATTCTCGATAATAATAGAAAAGTCGATCAGTGGAATGTTGATAACTTACGTTTAGATCTTAACACTTTATCATCTACGAATACTGATGGAGATATTATTTTCAATCCCAATGGGACTGGAGAAATTAATATTGTCGATGATACTTATTTAAGTTTTGGTGATAATAAAGATGTAAAATTTAGATATGATGAGGCAACTGATAATAGATTTGAGATTGAAGGTGCTGATTGGGCATTTGCTGATGGAGTTGCAATTAATATTGGAGATGTAACTCAATCCAATACCAAAGATAACGGTGCCTTAGTTGTTGAAGGTGGTGTTGGTATCGAGAAGAACCTTAATGTAGGTGGAACTCTAAATGTTGTCGGCGTAGTAACTGTAACTGGTGGAGCAGTTATAGACAACATAAAGATTAAAGATAATGTAATCTCAACATTACCAGGATATGGAAATGTTCTTTATATTGATCCATATCCAGATGGACTAAGTAATGATGGAACTGTTGTAGTTAAAGGAAATTTACAAGTTGATGGAACTACAACTTCAGTCAACTCTACTGAAGTTTCAATTAATGATCCAATTATAACTTTAGGTGATGTTACAAGTGTTCGCACTGTAATGTCACCAGTTGTTATTGGTGTTAGCACTATTACTTTAGATTCTGTAATAGGAATTAATACCGGAGACATTATTCAAGGTAGTGCATCCCTACCAAATGCGGGCATTACTACCATTACTGGTTATGATACTATAACCAAAATAATTACTATTAATGGTGCTACAACTGCAGGTATTTCTACTGGTGTTCAATTAACAGTTACTCACGCATACGATACAAATACTGATCGCGGTATTGCATTCAATTATAATACTGGTTCGGGAATTGTAGACAATAAAAGTGGATTTTTTGGTTATATTGATGGAAGTAATGTTGGTAGTAGTTCAACTATTAGAGCATGGACATATATTCCAGATGCAACTATTTCAAATAGTGTTGTAACTGGAACTAGAGGTTTCATTGATATTAAAGGAATTTATTATCAAACTGGAGACTACAGCACTAACGGTGTAGTATACTTTGATGTTAATGGATTACAAACTTCAACTAATGATCCAGCATCACCAACAATAACTTCAAAGCAAGTATTGACTGCGATTACTGAAATTACTCTGACTTTTGGTAGTTCCGTAACAGTAAGTCAAGGTGATTTAATTCTTCAAGAGACTAGTGGTGCTTATGGTGTTGTAAAAACTGGAGTAACTGCATCAACTATTACATTAGTTGGAGTTGAAGGGACATTTACTAATACATATAATTTATTAAAAAATAGTATTAGCATGGTAATAATTCCAACAACTGTTAATACCATATATACTAATAAACCAACTTGGACATCAACTTTAGATGGAGGAACCTTCTAATTTATGCAACAAAATAATGGTGAAGTTGATATTAATGTATTAGTTACTTTATATCATAGAAAAATTTCTCAATTAACCAATGACAATGTTCTTTTAGAAGCAAAACTTCAGACTTTATCGAAAGATTTTAATGAGGAAAAGACTACTCTATTAGAAACTAATCTTGAACTTCAAGAAAAATATGATGCACTTGTAAAGAAAAAACAGGAATCATAAAATGTCACAACCAGCATCCAGACAACAACTCATAGATTACTGTCTAAGGCGTCTAGGTGCCCCTGTGTTGGAAATTAACGTAGATGATGACCAAGTGGACGATTTGGTTGATGACGCCCTACAGTACTTCCAAGAACGCCACTTTGATGGTGTTGAAAGAATGTACTTAAAATATAGAATTACCGAAGAAGATATTGAGCGAGGATCTGCACCATCCCCAAATGGTCCAGGAATTACGACTACTACTGCAACATCAACTACAGGTCTATCCTTCAATTGGTATGAATCTGGAAATTATATACAAGTTCCAGATTCGATAATTGGTATCGAAAAAGTATTTAAGTTTGATACTAGTTCCATTTCTGGAGGAATGTTTAGTATTAAATATCAATTATTCTTAAATGATCTTTACTACTTCAACTCTGTTGAACTTTTACAGTATGCAATGGTAAAAAGTTATTTGGAAGATATTGATTTCCTTTTAACTACTGATAAGCAATTAAGATTTAATAAGAGACAAGGTAGGTTATATCTTGATATTGATTGGGGAGCACAAAATGAAGGAAATTTTCTAGTTCTTGATTGTTACAGAGCATTAAATCCAAATGACTTTAATAAAGTTTGGAATGATAGTTTTATCAAAAAATATTTAACCTCATTAATAAAAAGACAATGGGGGCAAAATCTTATTAAATTTAGAGGAGTCAAACTTCCTGGAGGAATTGAACTTAATGGAAGAGAAATATATGAAGATGCTGAAAAAGAACTAGAACAACTTAAGCAAGTAATGGCATTAGAGCACGAACTTCCTCCGTATGATTTTATTGGATAATGGCATTAAATCCCTTCTTCCTACAAGGATCACCAAGCGAACAGCGACTTGTTCAAGATTTAATTAATGAACAGTTGAAAATTTATGGTGTAGAGGTAACATACATTCCTAGAAAGTTTGTAAGAAAACAAACTATAATTGAAGAAATTCAATCTTCTAAATTTGATGATAATTATGCTATTGAAGCGTATGTCCAAACTTATGAAGGATATAGTGGGGCAGGAGATATCTTAACTAAATTTGGAATGAGTTTGAGAGAT